ACTGTCCAGCCGTCTGGCCAATGGTCGTGACGTCGATTTCAGCGCGGCTAATCTCAAATGACCATGACTGCACCTGCCCGACAGCCGCGTAATCAGCGTAGTAGACCTCAAACTCGTTGGGGGCAACAGCGGTGCCATCGTCAGTGATAGGCAGGATAGTGCCGCCGGCTGCGGTAGATACTGTGAGCGCGCCAGTTGCAGCGGTATAGCTCAGGACGTAGTAGGTAGTAGCCGCATCAATAGGAGCAGGCAGAGTGCCAGAGCCACTGCCGCCCGTTTGGCTGTTGACAACGCGGAATTTGACGGGATCGCCAGCCTTGAGATTCAAATAGGTCTGAACCGTGATCGTGTCAGTGCCGGCATTGACATTTGACTCACCAAAGGTGCCAGTGGTGCCAGCGGGTTTGTAGTAAAGGGCGCCGGACGTACCGGACAGAACAGTAACAGCCATGTCAAACGGTATGTTGGCTAGCGTCAGTCTACATACGCTTCAAATGTTGCAGTTAGCTGCGTTTGGAAGTAAGGCTCTGGCGCTGCGGGCGTAACTTGCGCTGGCCCAGACATCGGGTCAAAGATAATGCTTGAGAACCTTGCCCGATCAAATTTATCCTTGACGCGTTCTGCAATTGTCAGGTTGGCGCCAGCACCAACGCCAACAGGGGTAAACACATTGACTACTAGCGTGCCATTTTGACGGTTGAAGCCACCGCCACCACTAGGCGCCAACAGGGTTGCGTAGGCATTGTCACCAAAGCGGATAAGCACTTGCAGCCACGGGCTGTTGTTAACCGGTGTATAAGGTACGTTTTGGTAGCTGACCGGGTACGCCGGTGCAATGGCCATCTCGGTTGCAATGCGACCCTCAATAGCGGCGCGAATGTCGTTGTAGGTGCTGCTCATGATTCTCTGCCGATTTTGGCCGCTGCTATCCGCACCCTACCCTGCACGTCCTTGGCTGCACCTTGAACCCAGCCGGCTCGACCACCTTGAGCGCCAGCAGTTTGCTTGCTGCTGCCGTTGGCTAGCGGTTCTGCATAAGGCAGGTTGTTGTGGACGCTGTAGACGTTGCCAACGCGCTCTGCTTGGTAACCGATGCGTGATAGCGGTGGCGCCGATGGATAGTCGCCTTCAGGTGCAATGCCACCTGGCGCTGCATTCTCACCTACCTGCCAGCTAGCACGAAACCGGCCTGTATCAACAGGACTAGCCTGCTTTAAAAGGCTGTCGGTTTCCAGCACTGCAGCACGCAACAACTTCTCCATTTGTTGCTCGGCATAGCTGCCAATATCGCCAACGCGGATGGTGCGTGCCATTAGTCTCTCAGGATCAACTCGTAAGTAATCGGCTCGTTGTCCTGCTCAATTGTTTCAACACGAATGATTTGATGCACGCGACTGCTAATGACCACCTTGTCAGCCACTGTCGGCACCGTGCCATTCAAGTCCAGCGCTGCGATAGTCAATTTCTTGTCGCCAGCTTGGATTAAGTCGCTTACCTCGCGCTTGTTAACATCCTCAAGGACGCCCTTGATGCCGGTGTCAGTATTGGTCTCGGCGGCGGCGCCAGTGGTGGTGTTATAAGCACCAACCGTAATGCGACGAAATGTCACATCGCCGCCGAATTTGTTGACGACCTTGCTGGCAACCGAACGCAGCGAGGCAGATAAAGCCATTAGAGCTTGTAGGCAACGACAGAGCCACTAGCCAGCGTGATGCTGGTAAACACGCCTTCCAGCTCGCAGCTAGGGTCAAGCACCACTGAGGTCAGCGCATTGCCGCTGTAGTCCAGTGCCGTCAAGCTGCTAATTACCGTGCTGGCTTCGAGCGACACAATCTTGCCAAATCGGCCAGTGTGAGCGCTGGTGTCGCTGATGTATTCAGCACCGGGGTACATGTAGCCCATTGATCAGCTCCGGCGAATTGCAAAGTTGCCTGGTCCGCTAATTCTAAGCCCAGTCAGGTAACGCTCCACCATTGGCGGGATGCGGTCAGCGCCAACGGCGCCATAGCCAAGGTTAGGCGTCACGTCAAGGCTGCCGATCTTGACATTCTTGTAATCTTCTAAGCCGCTCAAGCCTAGGCCGGCTTCATTGTTATGCAGATACACCGCTAGCAGCACCTGCGCGTACTTCACCTGCTGCGGAATCTCGGTATCCGTGAAATAGTCTGTCGTGATACGAAACGGAAACCCTACCGCGTAGGTGTTGATGTAGGTATCAGGCTTGCGCACACCAGTACGCGGCCACTGCAGCGCCTGGGTATCCGTGGCACGAGCGCCAAGAAACCGCTCACGGTCTAACCGTTGCGTAGCAGTAAACAACGCACGGTTACGGCTGTCGGTATTGCCTGCGTTCCAGTGCTGTACGTCAGGGTCTTCCACAAAACCATCAATGATGGCTTGCGCGTCAGCCAGCGTCAGGTAGCTGTTTGCGCTTGCCGACCCGACGGTGGCTACGATTACGACTGCCATCGGTCGGCGGCTCCTGTGGTTCTAGTTTAGGTGCAGGCTGTTCAATAGAAAGAGAGGCCACCTCGTTAGAGGCAGCCTCCTTTTCACGCAGTCGCCTGAAAGCGAACAGGCCCATCAGACGCGCTTGAGCAGCACGGTGATGATCACACCAGCCAAAGCGGTGGTGGTGCCGGTGACGTCGAGAGACAGGCGGTTGCCGGCCTCAAGGGTCAGGTTGGCGGTGGTGGCAGTCAGCGCAGGAGTCTGCTCAGTAAGAGCAGTGCCCTTAAGGTTGATGGCGGCGCTCAGCAGGTCATCGCCTTCGTTAGCATCTTCATTTCCTTAGCAACTACTAATCTTTCCAGTCACATCAGAGCCATCGGTGCCTGCGGTGACGTGGATTTCACGCACTGCAACCACTTCGCACTTGACCGGAGCGGTCCAGAACTGAACATCGGCCACCGAAGAGGCGATGTAGTGCGTAGCAACGAGGTACTGCTCGGTGCTCAGTTCAAACTGGGAGGGTTGTGCCATGGTTAGTTACCTCAATCGAAGTTGGAGGTGTTGGTGGCACGCACGATGCCGAGGTTCTTCAGCTCGTACACTTTCGACCAGTTGCCAACCGTAGCCAGTTGAGCGCGGGTCGGGTTTGTGGTGGTCACCGCCCACTTAGCGCCAACCGGGTGGTAGCAGTAGTGCAGGTCGATGGACATGGCATCGCTCTTGGCGAGGATGTCACGGTCGGTTTCGGTCTGCATTGCCATCTGCTCACCGCTGGCGACAGCGCCTGAGGTGAAGAAATAAGTGGCGTACTCCGTGGTAGCACCGCTGCCTTCGGTTTGAACGTCATCGCTGACGATCACGCGGAGGCCGCAGTAGGTAGGAACATTGACGTCGCCGCCGTAAGCAGCAACCATCGAACCACCTGACTGCGTGGTGGTGGTGCCACGAGCCTCGGCAGTGCTGACATAATCAATTGCCTTGCGCTCAACCAGGTCGTAGTAGACCTTGCTGTGCATTGCAATAGCAGCCAGCTTGTCGCCTTGATCACCAAGCAGAGACATGGCTTCGGCAACGTGACGGGGGCTCAGGGTGGTAGGGGTATCACCCGATTCGCCGTCGATGGTCAGACCAAAGAAAGCAGCAGAGCTAGTGGTGGTGCCCAGGGTGCCAAAGACACCAGCGAGGCAGGACAGCAGATCCTTCTGACGCTGGTTGGCAACGTAGTCAGCGATCTTGGCGCCGATGGCGGCCATGGGATCGGAACCGGCAGCAAGAGCAGCCAGGTCGCGAGCCTCAAAGGCGCGGCCACGGTGCAGGATCACGCCGACTTGCTTGTCAGCAGTGATTTTGCCAGGGGTCAGGCTGCTGGAATCCGAGAGAACCTCGAAGTCACCAGACAGGTTGGCCTTCCAGAAAGGCACGTTGATAAAATCACCACCCTCAGTAGCGTTCAGCTCAGCCATCGGCTGCACCACACCGCTAGCCAGGAAGGCATCACGCTGGGTGGTTTGCTCGATGACGTAAGGCGTAAAAACCTCTGGGATGATGATGTCAGAGCGAAGAGTCGCCATGATGAATCACCAAAATGGTTTACGGGTGTGGGCGCAGCCCGATGCACCAGCGCAGCCGGTTGCGTACAGCTTAGCGGTTAGCTGTTGCTTTCATTCTTTCATACAAATCACGATCTGTCTTAAACAGTCGCGCTTGCTCGGTCAAGTTAAAGCTGTCGCGGTTAAAAGGATTGGTCATGCCAGCAGGAATTCCGCCGCCAGTAGCGCCGCCTGATGGTGCTCCGCTGCCTTGCGGCTTGGGTTGCTTCTGCATCCATGC